TGCTTTATTACTCCTTATTTCTCTTTCCCTCGTCTGAGAATCTACCAGTAATAGCACCTAGTCCAGCACCAACAGGGGTGGCAAATATGGCAAAAGCCACCAAGATTATGTCAAGGTGTGGCGCGAGTTCCGCTGGATTACTTGTGGCTTTCCATATTATCGTAGTCCCAAGAATTACAAAAGCCGCCACGACTGGCCCCAACATTAGGAGCGTCAGAAATTCTGTGCCAGAAAGAGTAGTGGTGGCCTTAACTCGCAGACTACCAATCTCCTCTCTAGCAAGAGCCAGTTCTTTGCGTATCTCAGCTAGCTCGTCTACCTCATCTGCCAATTAATCTACTCATAGTATATTATACTCCGTTCCATTACTTAATTTCTCTTATGCCATGCTAAAAAATAAAAACCATACTCCGATAGCTATAGCGATATCTGCGGTTGCTGCAACATACATACCAATTAACATTGCCTTATCAACTAGAGTCATTTCCTCATACCTCTTAACTTAATGTAATGGACAAACCTGCAAGAATGTTCCCACGGAACTGTCCACATAAAAGGGGAAAATTGCTCCCCCAACACCTAGTACTATTGCTATTACTAAACTTGCTAATGTAAGTATTTTCATCCGTAAATTTTTAGGATTTATCCACGATACCGTCAGTTTTATTCCAAGGAAGGGAATCTTCATCGATGACTTCAGGAAAGCCTGTTTGTTGATCATGAACAACATCTTCAGGAAAACCTAATTCCTTTTGAAATTCCTTTAGTTTATCTCTACGATCTTTTTCAGATTCTTCCCAATTACTGGCGTACTCCATTTTAGGGTCTTGCCATTGGAGTTGAATCATCATATCCTTAAAGACTTCCATGTGTGTCATTGTAGCTACCTCAAACTGCTTGTGGAAAATATCTCCATCAATCATTGCAGCATATTCAGGGAATCGTGTCCCCAGATTTTCTTCTTTTTGTACATAGGCAGAGGAGAATTCCGGTTTAATTGCCCCCGCATCCTTCATATAATCTACAGCAATTCTATCCATATCTGGCCTGGTAATATCTTTAAAATCTTTAACTGCATATCCTGATTTATCTTGAACATAATTACTAAAAGGTGTGTTATTAAATTCAGGGTAATTAGTAATTAAATTATTATACCAATTAGTTTCATACTCTTTATTTAGTAGTACAGCAGTATCAGGAATTAAGTTACTAACCCGAATAGCAATGGAAGTTGGTATAAACTTCCTAAGATCTAAATAAGCTATATCAGTAGTTGAACTTTCTTGGTCTGCTTTAATAAGCACTTCGTTTCCAACTTGATAAATACCCACGCTATTAACTGGGAAGTCATTAGGAAAGAATTCCTTCACATCAACATCTTGTTGAGATTTGAGAATATTAAAATGTGCTCCTTGATTAACCCCTTTTTCACAATAAGTAACCTCCGCTAGTTCTAAGGCATTCACTTGCATGAAACGTTGAACACCCTTATTAACTACCTCAATATCAGTAGCACTGCCTGCAATAGAGTAACTTAAAATATTTCCATCAATGACTTCTTCAACTAATCTCTTAGCAACACGGGTATCACTCCGTAGTTCAGAGACAAGAAAAAATCCATTTTGATCGACACCAGATTTAAACACTTTTCCGGTCTTTGTAATATACGCCGGTAGTGCCCAACCTGTTTGAACGTCAGAATGGAAAACCATGCAATTTCTAGTACGAAAGTTCTTCATAAAAGCATCAAAAGCGACATCTAACGCTTCTGTTGTAATTAAATGGTTTTCGTGATCAATGCCTTCGACAGAAGCAGGCCCTCCAACAACTAAAGGCTCATTCTCATCAAGATGTAACCCTTGTTCCTTTGCAACCTGTGTGTACTTCGATTTAGGGCCATAATAACGAGAAAGAGTAAGTAACTCCGCTGGAGAACCTACACCCGCTTCAAATAGCCTCTCATACTCTGCAATAGCATCTTTAATATCCTCTTTAGAGGATTTTCCTACCTGTTCTTTAGCTAAAAAGATTAATCCCTCTGTTGCAAGCAAAGGAGTGTAATAACCTCTATTAACTTGACGAATCTCAGAAGTTTTTTCCATTACTCTAAAATCATCTAGACGATCCTTAAAAAAGGCTACGCCAGCTCCAGGAAAACCTCTATGTAAATAGTTAGTGTTCCCAACCTTTACATCCTCATGAATAGCATTAGCGACAGCATCTATAGCAATCCCTTTATCAAGATCGGTTGGGGAAGATTTTTGAAACCACTGGCCGATTTTTTCATCATTATTATATGAAAATTTTAATGCCCAGTATAATTCTTCCAAATCATCTGGATGTGCTGAAGATTTTGCCAGGTCAGAATAGATTTTTAAAAATTTAGTTGATCTCACGTTATTTATTACTCATAAGGATATATATTAGTTACTTTTCAGTTCCAAGATGGAATTCCTCTACAATTGAGAGTAATATTTCATCTACTGAGGACTTAACCGCCGCTTTAACTGCTACATGTTGTGGGCCTACTGGAAAAGCCATATCTATGGTTGAGTCTAAATCTGTTTGCATTTGAGTAAATACTTCTTGAACATAAATTAACCCAGCCGTATAATCCATCTCGACTAGATCACCATCAAAGTAATCTGTTATCTTAGTTCTACTTTGGTCATATAAGATTCTATTTAATGCTCGTTTAAGCATTAAATATTGCCGTGTATCAGACGGCATGGCTATTTCTACATTTGTTAAAACTTTACCCACTAACCTGGAAAACCTTTCCATAAAAAACATTTGGACATCATTAGTGTCTGCTACCAATCTTTGCATTGCTTCGTCTCTTTGAATACTCATTTCTGACTTTACCTCTTATAATTATTATCCTTAGTTTAAGTGAGGGGTTTATCCCTTAGTTTTTCAAGCTCTTTGTACAATGCCTTCGGTAAAAGCATAATTTCTTTTAATACAGCGCGTTTTAAAAACCATTGTCCTTCTCTAGGGGCGTTTTCAGTTATGACTCGTGTAATTTCTGGGCCATATTCAAACTTACTGTGTTTCGGTCTGAAGGTAATCACTTTGGCATTGGGGTTTTGCCCTTTGTCATAGTGTTTATAATGACCTTGGATTACTACTCCATTTTTTCTTCGGTGAGTTGGTACATATACCCGTTGAGTATTCACAGAATCTAGAGGGGTTGCGCTTGAAATCCCAGCCTCTACAACTGCTGCATATGGTGCAGAATATTCAATATTAATACTCTCCCGTTTATAAATAATAGAGCCTGATTCTTTTAATTTTCCAGTTTGTACAGGTACATACTCAATAACAACCAAGAGTATCTTGAGAACGATAAAAAATATCGTACCCATTAGCTTGAATGCCTTTAATTAGTGCATTTTTAACAGCTTCATGTACTGCTTGATTGACCATAGTATCACCTCCTTATATTACAACTTGGAACTGTATTTTTATCAATTTCTTTATTTATACTTTAGAGCCTATATACATTATATACTATTCTGCAACTACAGTCCAGTACTATATCCTTATATTCCTTGGGTTCCGTCTGAATTCACAAAATCTAACGTATATTGCTCATTATTTGCCCAAATTTCCATTCTTGGGAATGTAATTGGTTGAGACGGAATAACTAATTGAGGAATATCTGCTTTGTTTTCAAAATATTCAAGAGTAATATGAGGAGTAAAATCATAATTTTCATTTATCCTCTTTCTCGGTATAAGGTCAAACCCTTCTTCTTCAAGTTTAATTATTAAATCGGCTCTCCATGCTTTAAGCCCCGGTATTTCTACTAGGGCTACAACAACATTAAGTTTCTTTGGGTTTTCAGAAGCATCAAAGATATATGGCCCTGAAATTTGTCCATCCATTTGTGGAGGAGGGCCAAGCTGTTGTATAACAACATTGAGGGCCTTATACCAATCCTCATGGGAAATATAATTATATTTTACATAAGCAAGAGTAATATGAGCATTATCAATTTGCTTTTCATATCCTCCAAGATCAAGAGACTTGGCTAACTCTTGATCAATAGGAAAGGTTATAATACCTCCTGGGTGACCCGTATTAAAAAGCTCTTCAAGAACATCATGAAACACACCAAGATTATAGTTAGTAGACTCGTCAAGAGTCACCCAAGCAAATTCAGTGTGTTCTTCAGACAGTAGGGGTTCTCCAATAACCTCTCCCATATAGAAAAGAACCGGGATTTCTTCGTCTCCCAGCACCAACTCTGTAGTCATGTGCGCTTCAACGTTATGAATTTCTAAACTAGTTTCTTCACGTACTTCCCGAATAAGGCTATCCTCAGGTGTTTCTCCAGCCTCTACATGACCACCAGGCAAATCCCAATAATCTGAATAAGCATCAGCCATTATTAGAAATTTGCCTGCGTTATTAAAAGCAACAATTTTGGTGCTAAATTTAATATTTTTGTTGCTTTTTTGGACTAAAAAACGGT